TAGTATTTGTTTTTTTCTTAGAAGGTTTTCTTTTTGGTATTTTATAACAACATTCGTAACCCTGTGGATTTTTTCGTGCTTCAAATCCAGAACTACACGGTGGTCTTCTCGGTTTTGGGCACGTAGATACTATTTTGTTTTCTAGTTTTGGTAGTGGTTGAATAGCATTTACTTCTCGGTTAGTTAAACCAGCTGTGTACCCTAACCTATGGAGTTCTTGTACGGCTTCGACGCCTACCAAGTATGCGCGTTCGAGATCGCCCGGATCATTTTCACCTTGTATCTGAACTATACCCGAACCAAGCTTAGACGTTTTAGAAGAAAGTGCAAAATTGTGTCCTTTATATATCATATAAACGAGTGGAGCTGATACTTCCGTTTCGTAAGAAATGCTTTCCGCTCCTAAAGGGTTTCTTTGTGCTATTAATTCGAGTTTAAAGTTCGTGTTCAAATTAAATAATCCTGCGACGTTATTGTATTCTATATCGTTATACAAAAAACGCTGTTTCTCTGTATATGTATCTATTATATAGTTACGTAAAGATTCGGGTTGTCTTTTTAAATTTTTAGAACCCAAAAATCCACCTGAAAATCTAACTTTACCGTTAGCGTATATGTTAAAGCTGAAATTTTTTCTTTCGATACCATCCGTCATATATCCATAAAATTGAACGGAAAAGAATTTTGCGTTTAAATCACCTCTCATACCAAAATTTCTAGTATGTATTAACCCTGTTTTGAATCTACCGTATATACCTTTTACTTCGCTAATATCTACACTTAAACTTGGACCAATTTGTGCGTGACCTCTAGGGCGTTGTTTAAGTATATATTTTAAATCGACGCGCTGTTCTTCTTTGGTGAACGACTTGTTTATGGTAACATTATACAAACCTGGTTTAAATTGACCTATTTTTAACTGACTGACCTGACCTGAAGGTACAACACTTTGTGTAGTTGGGTTATCTTGTCTTTGTATTTGGACATTTGAATTTTTAACAAATTGTCTTGGGTCCATGTTATACTATACTGAGATTTCATTTTACGAGTTTGATAATTCAAATTCTTCTCTTCTCACGTCTAAACCAACTATAAAATCTTCGTTTCGTCTCGGTTTAAGTTCATCGCCATAAATTACTTCATCGATTCTTTTCAATTCGAGATCCCTGCTACTAAACGGACCAATGTAAAAGTCCTGTGTAAAACGCGGTTTACCTAAATTATTTGCCGAACAATACTGAGTAAACTCCTGTTTAAATTTTTTCAACGGACATATTTTTTTATCGTCAATTATGATAGCATCAGATTGAAGATAGTGCTCGAGAGGATTGGTAATTGTAGCGACTTGTTTTCTTACATTTTCGAAGTAAGATGGTATGACGTTCCAAATATCGTCACTTTGGTATTTTTGTGCGTATTCGAGGTACCCTCTGATACACTTTTGTAAAATGACGGGTAATTCGAGTTCGAGTTTTTTCTCTAAAAGGGGGTCGGTATCCTTGTCCTTAATTTGCTTTTTAAAATCCCACGTCATTAAACGTCGAAGAATACTACCCGAGTTATCTCGCCAATTCGGAACTTCGTTACCACCCAAAATACCGGGAATGTTCCATGTCATGTTCTTTGCTTTTTCACCTTTCACTGCAATAGATACATCTTCACCTGATACTATAGATTGGAATTCAGCTTGCTCGAGACGCAAATCACCCTTAATTTCTGGTGCAATGAACATGTGACCATCACAAATAGAGGATAAACCGAATTTTGTTTCGATGTTATTAGAAAGTGTTCTGATATCATCTTGTTCGTAAAATTTTTTAATAACTTTTGTAATGATTGTGGATTTACCCGAACGCGCAATACCTTTCAGAAATGGAATAATTTGCCATTTATCAATATCGTTTAAATCAAAACATAACCTACCTGTCATCACATACATCCATTTAGAAACTTCTCCGTCGAAATTTTGTGACTTTAGAACCTTATCGAAGTGAGGTGTAGGAATATCATACCAATTTTCAAGGTGATGGTAGTCTTCAAAATCAACGTCAAAGTACTTTGAACTTACTTCTCTCGGATCGAGGTTCATTGCTTCTTTTGAATCGTAAGGATAGAACTCAGATTGGTACAAACCTGTTTTATCTGACCATATTTTACCCAAGAAAAGACCGTTTTTGAAAGACCAAAGGTGTCTGTTTTTCTTAATCTCAGGAAACTGCATATCATGACAATCACCGAGGTATCTTATGAGTTGATTAAGAGTTGCAGTCCCTTTTGAAGTGAGATCTTTCCATAACATAAACCGAGACTCTTTAGGTGCGATATTGTGAACGTACTCTTTTATGAGCTTAGTTTGTTTCCAGGCGCGTGTATCGTATCCTTCCCTAGTTTTTATCTGCTCGCAACAATACCCTTTATACTTGCGTATGTTACTTTCATAGAGATCTTTAAGAATTTGAATCAATACTTTTTGAAAAATTTCAAGTTCTTCAATAGCATCTGGTGTAGAGCCCATATAGAAAGCCGGGTCACCTTCAGATTCGGCTGTAGGGTTGATAGAACGATCGTACATGCGAGCGTGTCTAAATAAAATTTGGAAGAAGTCTTCCATTTGATCAAATATACGTTTCAGTCTTCTTGATATTTTACAATCAGACTCGTCGTCTTCCATATCAAGTATTCCCAAAGTACTAGCACGGTGGTACATGACAGATACGATTGACCTTTTAGCGTCATAAGATTCTCTTATATCTCTCATATCATATCTTCTCGGTTTACCATTTTCATCGAGTTCGGTTTTTTCATAGAAAACCCTATACGCAATTTGTAAAGGTTCTTCTAAACCAGGAGGTTGATTTATTCGGTAATATTCTTCATATACGCGAACGTAATGTAGGAGTTCTTCCTGCCTGGACTCTTCGATTATTTTTTTGGTGATGGTAAACACTATATCGTCTATGTTAGTATTTTCGGTGATACAATGTACGTCTTCGATTTTCATCTCTTATATTTTATACTGTTCATTTTTCTAAGCCTTTTTTTTGCATTTGGGATAACATCTTAATTAAAATTTTATTTTGAACTTCTAGTTGCCTGGATATATTTGTTAAAGCAGAACACACGGTATCACCTTCTTCGTTAGATAATACCGAAGTCAAGAGAACGTTCATGTCCATGAAAGGATTCATTTCTAAATCTTCATCTTCATCTTCATCTTCATCTTCATCTTCTTCATCAGAAAGTTCCAAGTCGTCGGTAATCAATTCATCTTCCAGTTCACTTGTTTCAGATTGTTCGTCTTCGATACTTGGTTCGTCAACTTCTTCCAAGGGTGGTGGTACGTCTTTGTCGGTCATTTATATATACCAGGAAAAATCAAAGTGAGTTTTTTCGCGGGTCGTGTCCCAAAAAAAAATCTTGGTATATAGTACAAACACACACAATGGCCGGAGGTCTCATGCAACTCGTCGCCTATGGCGCCCAAGACGTCTACTTGACTGGTAACCCAAAAGTCACTTTCTTCCAGGCGGTTTACAAACGCCACACTAACTTCGCGATGGAAAACATCGAACAAACTGTTAACGGTACCGCCTCTAACTCCGGTAGAGTTTCGGTCACGATCGCCAGAAACGGTGATTTGATTTCGGATATGTACGTTGAATTATCGGCTCTCGGGGTTGGTTCGAGTACTATTGATCTTTCTGCCGATGGTGTCTGGGCCGCGGAACGTGCCATCAAGGACATTGAATTGTCCATCGGTGGTCAAAGAATCGACAAACACTACCAAAAATGGTGGAGATTGTACTCTGAATTGTATTTGGATGCCTCCGCTAAGCAAAACTACGGTAAGATGACATCTTGCGCCGGTGTTGCCGATGACAAGGTCTTTTTGCCATTGATCTTCTTCTTCAACAGAAACCCAGGATTGGCTTTGCCATTGATTGCTTTGCAATACCACGAAGTCAGATTGGACTTTGACTTGTCTTCTGAATTTGAAACGTACTTGAACAAGAACACCTTCAAAGTCTGGGGTAACTACATTTACCTCGACACTGAAGAGCGCAGACGATTCGCGCAAAAGGGTCACGAATACTTGATCGAACAAGTCCAACACACTGGCACTGACACGGTCACTTCGAATGGCTCCAAGCAAGTCAGATTGTCTTACAACCACCCAGTCAAGGAATTGGTCTGGTGTGTTAACGCCGGTAACAATGCGCGTGCTAACATGTGGAACTTCTGCTCTAACACCTCCGTTGATGACGTTGTTTTGGTTTCCGATGCTCCATTGACCTCTAACATCGCCATTTCTCCAGCTGATGTTGGTGCGCCATTGTTCTTGGCCGATGCGGTTTTGGGTTCCAAATCCTCGTGGGTTGAAGATGGTGTCGCCGCTGCGACTAAGTCTGTTGGTCCATTGAGTACTTTCAAGTTGATCTTGAACGGCCAAGACAGATTCAAAGAGCAATCGGGTAAGTACTTCAACCAAGTCCAAGCGTTCAACCACCACTCTGGTTCCCCATACCCAGGTATCTACTCGTACTCCTTCGCGCTCAAGCCAGAAGAGCACCAACCAACGGGTACCTGCAACTTCTCCAGAATCGACAACGCGCAAGTTGCGGTTACCTGCAAGAACCTCACGGGTACTTCTTTGGCGTCTCCATCGTTCGATATGTTCGCGGTCAACTACAACGTGTTGCGCATACAATCGGGGATGGGCGGATTAGCGTTTAGTAATTAGGGTTTAGGAAAAATTTTAAGTTTAAAATAGACATACATCCTATATACGGGTAAATCCCCGACATTAAGATGTAGAGCGGGGATGAGTGTAAATGGAATGCTAAAAAACGTCGCGAGGAACGCGAAAAATTGTTAAGTGAACCACAAACACCGGATGTTATGAAACGTTTAAAACGTTTAGATGCAGACGATAAACGTGCTGAGAGTAGAAGAACTACAATTTAACCCCCAAAACCCGGCGTAATTTTTGCATGATTTTAGGATCCGGTATAGCTTTACCCGATTCGTATGAAGAGATAATATCTGTTGATACGTTTATGAGACCCGCGAGATCTTTTTGCGTATACTGTTTTGCGACACGCGCTTTTTGAATCGTTAGTCCCGTTTCTTTACTGACTTTTTTGTGTGTACCTAACTCGGTTTCATCGAGTTTTTGTTCCCTCGTTTTACCCGAATACTGACTCCGTTTAGGTAACTTTATTTCCTGTCCCATGAACTTAACATACTTTTCCTTTTCCTTTTCCTTGTTAACTTTACCGCGAATAATGACAGGGTCCCAGTCTTGGTAATGGTTCATTTTATTTAGTATATAACGAAATAAAATTTTAAGTTACTTATATAACTACAAATGGAGACTATTTACGAAATAATAATAGCATTTTCCGCGTTTGGTGTTTTATATATGAATTTCGATAGAATGATGTATTGGTGTATTCCAAAATCATATTACGAAAACGAAAATGAAAACGAAGACAATAAAACATAAAGAATATAAACGTGATTATAGTAAGTAGATATGATAGAAATTTATACGGACGGAAGTTGTCTCGGTAACCCGGGACCTGGTGGCTGGGCATATATACTAGAAAACGAACAAAACGCGGGTGGTGCTAATGTTACCACGAATAATGTTATGGAAATGACTGCGGTTATAAAAGCGCTCGAGAAGTGTTTGGAACTCAAACACGATAGGGTCCGTGTGTATACGGACAGTAACTATGTAAAAATGGGACTACTCGAATGGTCTAAGAACTGGGAACGAAACGGTTGGAAAACAGCTTCGGGTGGTGAGGTGAAGAATAAGGATTTATGGATACGTATGTTGGAACTTATGCGTACTTTCGAAATGGTTGACGTGAGATGGGTCAAGGCACACAACGGAAACGAGAAGAACGAACGTGTCGATAACTTGGCGCGCGAGTACGCGTACTTATTTTCTAAGAAGATGTATGGATAAACCGGAACAACACCACTGGTGTCCAAACCAGGAAAACCTTCTTAAACGTTGGGCCGAAAAGGCTGCTGGTTACAGGTGGTTACACAATCACGCCCGCGTTTTATATAAACGTCAGCACGATTGGTTATCGTACCCGTCTATAATTATATCGAGCATTACGGGCGTTGGTGGTTTTGCGGTTTTGAGTCCCGATACGAATAGTATGTCGGACGATCAAAAACAAAAGATTATTATTTTCCAATACTTTTTTGCATTCATGAATGTTATTGCGGGTATACTTACATCTATATCTAAGTTTAACAATTCCGCACGGTTCATGGAAATGCACTCGGTCATGTCTGTACAATACTCGAAACTGTATAGGAACATTGACATGGAATTGTCATTGGAAACGCAACACCGCGAGGACGTTTTGGATTTCGTGAACAAAATCCGCGTCGAGTACGATCGATTACTTGATGATGCGCCCGATATACCTTCCGAGAGTATCGATGCATTTAACGAAACATTTCCTAATAAGGATAACAAACCTGACGTGTGTAACGGGTTGAGTGTTATTAATTATGGTGAAGATACGATTAGTCATAAAAACATGGTACTCAAAAACTGGCTACTCAAAAAGCGACCGGGTACACCGATATCATCGAGACCTTCGGTCGAATTGAAATCGTACAATTCGGAAGAACAGGTTTAAAGAAAACGTGTTTATATTAAATACGTAGGCTCCTATAGCTCAATTGGTCAGAGCGCGGTGCTTATACGACCGATGTATACTCTGTAATTTTAGTATTACGCAGGCACGCCGAGGCTGTGGGTTCGATCCCCACTAGGAGCATTTACTTACTTTTTACACGCGTATCCCACGTGTAAAAAGTTTTATTGAGGAAAAAATTTCAATTCTTTTTGTTTAATTCGAATAAAGCGTATTCTATGAATACACCTGGACTAGGATGGTCCGTCATCACAAGTTCATCCTCTAGATCACCTAGAAAATCTGATTTTTCATGTTCATCGATGTCATTATATATGTAATTGATAAGTTTTGCATTTCTCGATGCGGTTGCCCCGACCATAGCGTAATGTACACAATGTCTAGGGTAACCACATTCTTCATATAAATACTTAAATGTTTCTAAAGCTGTACCGTGGTTTTTACCGAATGCCGCAGCAAAACTTAAATCGTCTTCATCTTTTCTCATATCATCACCGTCATTGGGTATTTCTTCTATTATTTCATCAATTTCGCTACGACGTTTTTTTAATTCGTCGAGTTCGCCGTTTTCACACATTTTCCAGATAGATTTCATTTTCTTTTTAATTACTGTAACTAAATAACATAACTTAGGTTTCTAACGTGTTAAAGATATACCACGTTAAGAAGTAAATGATTAGAGTTTCTTCAATTCCCCCAAGCCCGGAAAACAAACGTAACCAAATACGTAAGAACATTCTTGAAAATACGTATAGTAAAAAAGTAAATATCGCGTTTCAAACGTTCGAGAACCCACGCCTTCAGTTTAGGTTTGCGGAAGCACTCGACGAAGCTGATGAAAAGTGTTACGTTTCGGGAACATCAGAAGAGTGTTTTGCGGCATGGCAAGAAGTTGATGAATTGGAAGATTCAATGATGCGTCTCGGTGTAGAAGTATTTCAAAACTATAGTATGCGGTACGGATCATTACTCAGACGAACATTCAAACTTAGATGGAATGTTCGTAACGTCGAGGACCATCACGTCATACCAAAAGAGTTCAAGAGTCACCCAATTATTGAAAAGGTTAAGTATGATATACACGCGAGTGAGAATATAATCATGATGCCGCGTGAAATTGGTAATTTGCGTGAGAATAGACTTACACACAGAGGCGGACACAAAGCGTATAATAGGTACGTGGGTGAAGTACTCGATTCCATGGAAAATACGGAAACACAGGAACCAGAATTTAGAAAGTTTGTTGACTTTTTAAAGATTGGGTGTCGATTTCGTCCTCAAGATATACCGTGGAATTAAATATCTAGTTATATTATAATGGTTACTAGATTTGTATTAGTATTTGTAATTTTACTACTACTTATTCTAATTTATAATAAATATAATAAAGTATCTCATAAAAAAAGTAATAATG